TAAGCTTTTGGCAACATTGTTTAATCCCGAGCATTTTATGTGTAAGATTACACCTTTACACCGAACGAATAGTTGTGTTGAGAATAATATTGAAACCACAGACGGATATACAGCCTTCACGCCATATAAAAAAGTGGAACAGGATCTTATAGAGGCTGGCTTTGATGTTATTGTTTTCATTCCGAGTTATGATGAAGATTTAGGGCTTATTACATGCGGGAATGCCATTCTCTCTGGTAATATGCCAAAAGTAGAATTTAGAGAAATTATTAAATAAACCAATTATGATACTAGGATTCAAAACAAAAGTAAACGGCAAGCTTACCCACTTCGTGCAAAAGATACGCGCCTCTGTGCTTCTGGAATGGGCTGAGGCCTATATTCCTAAAAAGCATACTATCAGGCACGGCAAAAGATGGAGAGCCGGAATGAAGTTGCACCTGGCAACAGGTGTGCGGACAAAAGACTATTTCCAGTTCAATGAGAATATCAAGGGGCTGGAAGTATGTATATCTGTACAGGATATTAAGATTACTCATCAGGGTGGGGCAATGTACGTAACCGTGGATGGCAAGCATTTGACCGCAGAGAAAGTCGAAGAGCTGGCTATTAATGATGGCTTTGAGAATGTACAGGCATTTATGGAGTGGTTCAATTCTGATTTCGAAGGGCAGATTATTCACTGGACAGATTTAAGATATTGATATGGAAATACTCTATTTCTCGCCACGTATGTATGACGAAATAAAGGAGAGGGTAGGTTACGAACCTATTTATTTAAGATTTCACGACATAGATGTTGCTCTTGCAGAGGATCCATCCCTATATGGTTATTCCCTTCATACAGAAGGTGACCTTGCTGTGGTATTGGGTAATCTGGTTATAGACACGTTATTGAAAATTTAATAATACGAAGCCTCTACTTTTACTACTTGTTAAACTCCCTTTTCACAATGGTTAATTAACCAATTTTTTATGCCCGTTAACAAAACGTCCTTATATTTTTGTTTCGGAGGTAAAAATTGAACAAGCTAAGTAATTTCAAAATATTTCTTGCCGATATCGATACAACTCTGGAAATACCATTTTTCCGGGGCGGACTTCGTGCGGGGTTTCCGAGTCCGGCAGATGATTATACCGGTGATAAGATCGACCTGAACAAAAGGCTGGTCAAACGCCCGGCATCTACTTTCTTTGGTATTGTGGAAGGCGATTCGATGATAGATGCAGGATTGTTTCCCGGCGACCTGGCTATTATAGACAGGAGTGTGCCGTTTACCCACGGGCGGAAGATTCTTTGCTGTATCAATGGGGATTTTACCATTAAGTTCATCGAGTACGACAAGGAGAACCCGGATATTATCTGGCTGGTTGCAGCCAATAAGAAATACAAACCTATCAAAGTCACCTCAGATAGTAATTTCATCGTCTGGGGAGTTATTACATACACAATCACACCGCACATAGACAAATTCGAATAATGCTTGCACTCGTTGACATAAATAGCTGCTATTGTTCCTGTGAAGAAATCTTCAATCCGAAGATTAAAGGAAAGCCCATCGTTGTATTAAGTAATAACGACGGCTGTGTCATTGCGCGAAACAATCCCGTAAAAAAGTTGGGTATTGAAATGGGAGTACCCGCCTACCAGATTGAAGAACAGGTAAAACGGTACGGCATCGAGGTCTTTTCTTCCAATTACCAGCTGTATGGTGATATGTCCACGCGCCTGATGGCTACACTGCAAACCTTCGTGCAGGATATGGAAGTTTACTCGATAGACGAGGCCTTTCTGGATATGACAGGATTCGAACACCTTGGACTCAAACAATACGGAGAAAAGATAGTAAAGACCATCCTGCGTGATACAGGCCTGCCGGTTTCGATGGGTATTGCCCCGACAAAAACATTATGTAAGGTTGCCAATAAATTCAGTAAGAAGCATAAAGGCTATAACGGTGTATGCATTATCGACAATGACGAGAAACTAATAAAAGCCTTAAAACTGACAGATATATCCGACCTCTGGGGAGTAGGCCGCCGACTGACCAGGCGGATGAATTACCAGGGAATAAAAACCGCCTACGATATTACCCAGGCATCGAGAAGCTTTATGCGCAAACACTACACAGTTACCGGTGAGCGAATGTGGATGGAGCTGCAGGGTATCAAGTGCTACGGACTTGAAGAAAACCCACCAAAGAAACAACAGATCTGCACCAGCCGGGCATTCGGTGATTATGTCAGGGATATAGAAGGAATGCGGGAATGCGTTTCAACCTATGCAACCATTTGCGCCGAAGAACTGAGGCAACAGGGCACGTTTGCCAGTGAACTCATGGTTTTTATCCATACCAACCATTTCAATGAAACACACGACCAGTATGCGCAAAACTGTGTGATAAAACTTCCCGTGGCAACCAACAGCACACTGGAAATAGTAACCCATGCGATGAAAGCACTCAGGTATATCTACCGTCCGGGATACCTGTATAAAAAAGCCGGGGTAATTATAACCGAAATCACACGTAACCCATCCAATAACCTTTTCCGTCAGATAGACCACGAAAAGCACGGACGGCTTATGCAGGTGATTGATAAGTATAATAAAGGCTTTATCTCCGATAAGATAAAACTGGCTGTACAGGGCACCGGCGGCAGGGATTGGAAGTTGAAACAGGAAAGGCTTTCACCCCGCTATACCACACAGATAAAGGAAGTGATAAGGATAAACTGCAATATATGACAGCCAAAAAGCAGGACATATTCCGCAAAACAATGTGGTTCGATAAAAAGATAAAGTTCGATATCGACTTTTTCGACTGCATGCAACCCTTACGAAAGGTATCAGCCAAAGCCCGGTATAAAAGCGGCCTGTTCTATTCCGAGAAATGCCAACGTAACATCCAGTACGAATCAGGCTTAGAACTTGCTTTCATTAAACAACTCGAAAGCAGCAAACGAGTTAAATTCTATTATGAACAACCAGTACGCATCGTATATTATCGGGGTAGGAAGAAAGAATCCTACACCCCTGATTTTGGTATATACCTCACATCAAAAGAGTTTATATTAGTTGAAATAAAAGATTTACCCGGTATGCTTAATGACAGGGTGCAACTAAAGGTGGAAGCATTAATGGATTTTTGCAGCAAGAAAGGTTTCGGCTTCCTTCTTACCGATGGCCGAAATACTTTCGATAAACTATTAAAATCGAAATATAACATAAAACTTGAGAGGCATATACTTGCAGCTCTGAACGATTCCGTAATAAGAAAAACGCAATGTAAAGAGATTATGCAAGAATGCGGCGCAACCCCAAACGAACTATATAAAACTATCATCCGGCAGAACCTTAAATTCAGATCTTTCCCTTTGAAATTACAGCAGGGAAATAAAAGCGATATCTTCCGTCAGGTGTTTATCGAAAAGAAGCGATTCAATGACTTGGAAATCGAACCATACCCAACATTATTCAAATCCTGATTGTTATACCCTTACAACAAATCATACAATCATGTGTTTTAATAATGCAATGTCGGCCAAAGCTATAAAACTAGCCCAACGGTACGGACGAAATATAGATATAATCGAAGCCTGGGAGCAGATTATCGAGGAACGTAAGCTCACTAATCCCAAAGTCGTGAACTACACGCAAGAAGTTTACCAGATACCTGCATACTATGAACCTGAATGTTCCATTATTACCCACGATGAACAGATCCAGGTCATGCAGTGGGGATTAATACCGGAGCATGCAAAGATGGAGGATAGGATAAAGTACAAAAAAGGGAATTGGTTCAAGAACGCCCAAGCGGAAAAGACGTTCGATACATGGCCGTACCGTATGTACATAGGTCGGCAAAGGTGTATTATTCCTTCTACCGGATACTACGAACCGCACCACAATGATGATGAAACCGTGACATATTACCGTGTTTTACTCAAAGATGAGGAGATATTCTCTATTGCCGGACTTTGGGACATCTGGGAGAACCCGGAGACAAAAGAGCAAATAAAATCATTTGTTATGTTCACCACCGAAGCCAACGAACTATCCCGATGGGTACACAACGGCGGTAAACATCCCTTTCGTATGCCCTTGGTACTTCACCGCGATGATGAAGAAAAATGGCTGGATCCCGAACTGACCGATAAACAAATCGAATCACTATTAAAAGTCTATCCTGATAAAAATATGGAAGCATATCCGGTAAGAAGTGATTTCCAAAAAGTGAAGCCTACAGATAAAGTTATAATTGAGAAAAAAGATTAAGCATTAACATTATAGTGAGCCTATACCGGATTGTACAGGCTCTTTTCCTTCCTTCTAGCAGTTACCCAGAAATTCAGTAAACTTCTTACAGATTATCACAGCCTCCTCTTTTGAGATATTGATAACCCTGTCATTATCAAGAATGACATAATACGATGTGCAATCACCTTGATTGTTCGACTTTACAATTTCTTGTACTACTTTGATGAATGATTTAGATTTAGTCATAAAGGTCTCCTTTCATAGTATGTATGAATAAAAAATTAGATAGAAAAAATGTGATTGTCCGGGATATATGCTGGTATATCCGAAAAATGTGGATTAGTTCAAATGATTATAGTCTTATGTTTTGCGAGTGAAATAAGTAAAAATGAATTAGAAAGGCGAAATTAGGGACAATCAATGATTAAACGGAAAACTATATGTGCCTGATTATTTAACAGAATGCTGATTTAGTAAGGCATTGAAGAAATAAACCTTACACAAAACACTCATTCCAACTTTCACAAATCTTTTTATATGTTCACATTGCAGAACAGAATAAATTAACAGGCCCGAGATATAGAATTTTTCCAAAACGAATGGATATTTTCCATCCAAATCGTTCAAAATCACAACACCCGGAACGCACTTTTCTTAAAATATTAACATGATAATTTAACATTCATGCGGAATTAGCAAATAATTATATCTTTTTAGTGCGTTTCATAAACACACTTTTACTATTTTTGTTGATGATAAGTTACAAATGTTACACATTAAAAAGGTAAATGGAAGTATTAACAAAAATTGACGGACTGACGCTTATAGTCGGTTACTTCATCGTAATGATGATGATTGTGCTTTTCCTCAGGAAGAGGGAAAAGACAAAGGAAGAATTTTTGGTAGCCAACAGAAGTGCGTCTTGGATACTCACTTCATTTTCGATGGCTGCCACATGGATATGGGCACCCGCTTTGTTCGTTGCAGCAGAGAAAGCATACACACAGGGTATAGTCGGGGTGTTCTGGTTCGTAGTGCCGAACGTATTGACGCTGGTACTATTTGCATTCTTTGCCAATAAGATGAGGAAGCTGCGCCCCGAAGGCTGGACGTTCTCCGATTATATCCGGGAGAAGTACAGCAACAGGACACACAACCTGTTCCTCGTTGAATCGTTCGGACTGCAGGTTTTCAGCCTTGCCGTACAACTATTGGCGGGAGCTGTCATATTCTCAAAGATAACAGGGCTGCCGTTCACACTGACAACACTATTGCTCGCACTTCTGCCGCTTACTTACACGTTCATCAGCGGAATACGAAGCAGTATCATTACCGACTTCTGGAAAATGGCATGGATAGTCATTGTATTGTTGCTGGGTTTGCCGTTTATGTTCTCATCCGTAGGTCCTGATGCTCTGATAAAAGGATTGGGCGGAATATCGGGTGACTTTACAGGACTATTCAGCGGAAAAGGGTTACTGGTTACGCTCTCTTTCGGAATTCCTACGACAATAGGTCTGTTATCGGGTACATTTGGCGACCAGATGTTCTGGCAAAGGGTATTCTGTGTAAAAGCCGACAAAGTAAAGAAAACAATGATAACCGCGGCTGTTATTTTTGCCGTTGTGCCCGTTTCTTTAGCGTTGTTTGGCTTATTTGCTGCGGGTGCAGGTTTATCTATAACTGACACACAGCTTGTCAATGTATCGGCTGTAATCGAGTTTTGCCCCCGATGGTTCTTATACCTCTTCTTTGTCCTCATCCTTTCGGGCTTAGTATCGACAGTAGACAGCATCCTGTGTGCGGTATCATCCGTTGCCGGGCATGATGTGCATATCAGGGTATATAAAAAGTATTCAGAAAGAGTACGAAATAAGATATTCGCCAAAAACATCTTACAGCATAGTTTTTGGGAATTTCAGGTCTGGATCGTCGACAACCCTGTGAAGTTCGGGCGCTTGGTTATGGTTACAGTGGCTTTTCTTGCTATCCTCATCGCTAATATTCCCGGAATAACTATTCTCTATCTATTCCTCTTTTATGGTACGCTCCGCAGTTCGGTAATGCTTCCGACAATCTTTGCTATCAAAGGTATTAAGATGTCGGAGAAAGGGCTGTATTATGGACTTCTTACAAGTATGTGCATCGGTCTGCCAATATTCGCCATCGCTAACCTCACAGGCAATGTACCGGCTATTGTATTCGGTTCACTGTTCACCATTCTTGCATCTGGGTTGATAGCTGTATTATGGAAAGAAAAGGGTGTATTGCGCAGAGGACCTATTGTAGTGGGAATAACAATAGACCCAAAATTAGCCAAGAGCCTAAAAGAACTAGGCGAAGCTTCAATAAAAGTCGCTGAGGCTTATCGAGATTTTAACTGCACTCTGGAAGAAGTATCTCAACTATTTGAAAACGAAGAAAACAAAAAAGAACAATGAAAAAATTACTATTACTACTCACCGCTGCGATTGTCAGCATCACAACATTTTCACAGGTATATGACGGAATAACACAACCGACCAGATTCAGGGTATTAGTGCCCGTCACGACAAACATAGATACCGATAAGCTATCAGTAAGTCCGTTTATCGGGTACAAGCAGACATTCACCAACTGGTTCAACGTTACCGGAGTGGCACAATACAATCTGAGTACGCACAATGTCAGTCCTCAGCTGTGGCTCAACTTCAATGCGAATAATAAGCTTTACTTCCTGATGAGGACCATCTACGACACGAAGCCCGATTACTTCCGGGAAACATTATCGGCAACGTATAAGGCATGGGGCGGTTTACACTTCGATTGTACGTGGGATAATTTCTATGCAGATAATACATTCCTGAATAACGACAGGCTGCAGTTCCTAGGCGGGTACGACTATAAACACTTTGTTGTCAATGGCGGGTACTCATGCCGGTATCAGAAAGGATGGATAACCAATGTGCGGTACCGCTTCGACAAATATAACTGGCTACAGATGAAATACGACGGCGGGATAAGAGCCTACTCCATTACCAGCATATTCAATTTTAACGATATATAATGGCACTAGGCAGGAAACAGAACACCAGTAACGCCGATTTTGTCCGTGTGTGGAACAATATCGAGAGGTATGTTTCGCATCGTGAAGCACAGGAACTTGTGGAAAAGGCAATCCTCGATATCCGCCGTGTCTCTAAGGGTAAAAAGGTTGGGTATGCATGGTCCGGCGGTAAGGATAGCCTGGCACTTCAATACATATGCGAGAGAGCGGGCATAAATCTATGCGTTATTGGTGTTTCTCTGCCTATTGAACTAAAATCTTTCATCCAATGGGTGGAACGATACAAGCCCTTACAACTTGAGGTGTACGATGCCGGGATTGGCTTGGATTACCTTGTGGAACATCCGCAGATGCTTTTCCCTTACGACAGTAGCATTATAGCCAAATGGTACGCCCTGATACATCACAAGGCGCAGGACTGGTTCAATAAGAAGCACAATCTGGACTTGATTTGTCTGGGGCGTCGTGTGCTGGATGGCAACTACATCGGCAAAGGCACTAACATCTATAACAACAAAGAAGGGATTACCCGCTATTCACCTATTGCCTACTGGACACACGAACAGGTGATGGCGGTTATCCACTATTTCATGAACCGAAACATTCCCCCGATTTACAATAACCCCGATGGATGGATAAAGAGTACGGGCGTCTGGCCTATGCAATGCTCGGGAACAGAAGAGGGGTGGAACTACTACTATCAGGTAGATAAATCAGTGGTGGAATTTGCAGCCACGAAAATACAAAGTGCAAAAGATTTCCTGAATAATATAAAATCATAATCGAATGGGCAAAGTAAAACATGAAGATAAAGTGGTAAAGCTGTCAGAACTTAAGCCACACCCTAAAAACCCGAATATTCACCCTGTAGACCAGATTGACGCCATGGTGCGGAGTATGGACCAGTACGGACAGTATTACCGCATCATCGTGGATGAGAACATGGTAATAATCTGCGGTCATGGTAAAAAGATGGCGCTGGAGAAGAAGGGCGAAACGGAAGCTAAGGTTACTGTTATCTCCGGACTGACCGACAATCAGAAAATGAAGCTCCTCATCGAGGACAATAAGATACAATCCCTCAGCTATACCAACTATGAGAAGATTGAGGAGATAATAAAGGAAGTGGGCGAACTGGACGTGATAGGCTTCCCGGCTGATTACCTCGAAAGCATTATCACCAACAACTCTATCGATAATATGGGCGTGGACTTCGCAACTCCTGCTGAAAAAGTGGACAGGACAACAGTTGAGAAACAGGAAAATCAGGTTAACGAATTCGATAGCATCGAAGCGGGGATTCAGAAGACTACTGTTATCGTTTGTCCTCATTGTGGTAAAGAAATAGCGATGTGATATGGAAAAGACATTTGTCAAAGTATATGATAGTGGAGAGATAGGTTATATCGACGGATATGTTACGGATGTATATGTATACGCAATGGTTGTAATTGGAACAAGGATTGAAAAGGTTGGAATATCACAGCTTCATGTTATCCCAAAACCTAAATTTCTAAAAACAGAAGAAGAAAAGACATAACAATGGAAAAAGATTTATTTGCACCCCTCAAAAATATAAAGTTTGTAGATCGGGACAGCATCAGGCCAAACGACTATAACCCGAACAAGGTAATGCGCAAGAACCTCGACCTGTTGATACAAAGCATCCTGTCAAACGGTTTCTGTTTCCCAATCGTAGTACGTCCGAACATGACTATCATAGACGGCTTTCACCGCTGGATGGTATCGGGTGAAGAACCACTGAAAACATTGCTCGGCAATAAAGTGCCTATCGTCATAGTAAAGCATGAGGATGAGGCAAAGGATATGTACGGTACGGTGACATTCAACCGTGCGCGTGGTACTCACTTGCTCGAGCCGATGGAGAATATGGTAAAGACCTTGCTCGAACAGGGTAAGACCGTACCGGAGATTTCCAAAGAAATGGGTATGAGTGAGGAAGAGATATTCAGATTGTCAGCCCTCACCCGTGAACAGTTCCTTGATATAATGACAGAGCGTACGCGACAGTTTAACAAGGCGCAAATTTTAAGAAAGGGATAACATCATGTATGAGAAAGAACTCGATATAGATGTCGTGAAAGCGGCCGAACGCAGGATATTGGAAACATTCAACAATAACAAGCTTGTGTCCGTGTCCTTCTCGGGTGGAAAAGACTCTATCTGTATGTGCGATGTGCTGATAAATACCATGCGTAAATACAGCATCGACTTCTCCCGCCTGGTGGTTGTTTTCTTCGATGAGGAAGCGATTTATCCGGATGTAGAACGCATTACCATGGAATGGCGCTCGAAGTTCCTTTCTCTGGGCGCTAAGTTCTACTGGTTCTGCCTGCCTATAAAACACTTCAACTGCTGCAATAAGCTGACCAATGACGAAACGTTTATCTGTTGGGAGCCGGGCAAAGAGAGTGTATGGGTACGCCCGATGCCGAAGTTTGCCATACGAAACCATGCAGCCTTTGTGATGGGAATGAGTTACCAGAACTTCGGGGAGAAGATATTCAGGAATATCCCTCAGATGGTTGGCCTGCGAATGGCTGAATCGGTACAGCGAAGGTCTGCCATATCGAGCATGCGCAAATCGACATTCGTGTACCCGCTCTATGACTGGAAGGACAGCGACATATGGCTTTACATCAAACGGTTCAACATACCGATACCAGAAGTGTATATCTACCTCTACAAAGTGGGCGTATCAAAGAGCCGTCTGCGGATAAGCCAGTTCTTTAGCATCGACACGATTAAAAGTCTGCCGAAAGTATTAGAATTTTATCCGGATCTCTACGAACGGATAATCAGGAGAGAGCCCAATGCCGACCTTGTAATGCTCTACCATGATACAGATATGTTCCGCAGTTCACGGCAAAGCCAGTTATTCGACAAGGAAAACGGCAAGACATACCGTGTGATGCTGAAAGAGGCGATGCTTAAAGCAGCTGTGGACTCATCACAATACCCGGGGTATAAAGATGCAAAAAAACTGTACTCGAAGATAACAGATAAAGTTTCAGAACGAACCTGTAAGAAGCTATATCAGCTGTTGCTTGCAGGAGACCCGAAGAAACGCACATACCGTGTCATACTTCAGGAAACAAGAAGCGATATAGAAGAATGGGAAAAACGAAATGGGCAGAACAAAGAAAATACCGGAGAATGAGAATACCGAAGATTCCAAAACCAAAAAGGCGAAGGCCCGGCTATTAAAAGCACTGGAAGAAACAAGCGGTATCATAGCTTTTGCCTGTAAAAAGGCTAAAGTTTCCCGCATGACCTTTTACCGTTGGTGCAAGGAAGACAAGGAGTTTAAGGAACAGGCCGACGATATACAGGAATTACAGGTAGATGTGGCCGAAGCTGCGCTATTATCTAAGATTCAGCAGAAAGAAACGGCAGCCATCATCTTCTATCTGAAAACCAAAGGCAAGAACAGGGGATATAGTGAGCGAAAAGAAATATCAGGACCTGACGGCGGGGAAATCCCGGTTAAAAAGATTGATATTAAACAACTAACGCCAGAAGAAAGAAAGGCTTTATTACGTGTCGCAGAATCAGCAAATAGAAGTAACGAATGAAATACTTGCATTGGCATATGAGGTGCAGGCTGATGAGTGCAGGGAGAATTTCTATTACTTCCTGCAGACATTCTGGTCAGTCGTTATTCCTGAGAATCCTGTATATAACTGGCATATCAAATACTTATGCGATGAACTCCAGAAGGTTTCTGTCAACATTTTTGCCCGCTTGCCGAAACTCTATGATATCATTATCAATATTCCTCCGGGCTCTACCAAGTCAACCATTGTTACACAGATGTTCCCGGCATGGCTTTGGACTGTTGACCCTACCATTCGTATTATTTCAAATTCTTATTCCGGTGACCTTTCGACGGAACACGCTTCTAAGTCAAAAGACATCATCACATCGGACCTATATAGAAAGCTCTTTCCGGAAGTAGTTATCAGGAGTGATAAATCGGGGAAAGGGGCTTATGAAAATACACATAAAGGAGCACGCTATTCAACCTCAACAGGGGGTACAATTACAGGGAAACACGCCCATCTTATACTCAATGACGACCCGGTAAACCCGAAACAGGCGGATTCGGAGCCGTTGCGACTGGAAGCAAACAAGCATACAGGAACACTATCATCGAGAAAGGTAAATAAGACGGTGGCAGTCACCGTGACAATAATGCAGCGCCTACATCACGAAGATGTAACCGGGCATCTGCTGAAAACTAAAGGTGACGATATATTACACATTTGTCTGCCTGCGGAATTATCGGATAAGGTAAAACCGGAATATCTCAAAGAGAGATATGTGGACGGTCTGCTGGATCCTGTCCGTATCGATAGGATAGCGATAGCAGAAGCGAGAAAAGATTTAGGTAGCAGAGGCTATGCTAATCAGTTCGACCAGGCACCCGCGCCCGATGGCGGTAATATTATCAAGAAGGAATGGTTCGGGTTTATCCCGCTGGCTCAGTTCCTTGCCATTCTCGGCCGTACACCGATGCACTTCTGGCTCGATACGGCATATGATGAGAAAAAGAAGAAAACGGACAATGACCCGAGCGGAATAATGGCTGCCTGTAAGTTACAAGGAAATATGTATATCTATCATGCACAGAAGATGTACAAGGAATTCCCCGAACTAATAAAATTCCTTCCTGAATACATGAAGAGCCATAAGGCAAATCAACAGAGTACACTCAGGATAGAGCCGAAAGCGAACGGTAAATCAGTTGTACAGACGCTGAGGAAGCTAAAAGGCATCAATGTTACCAATACACCATCGCCAACGGACGGCAAAGATGTACGACTGAACGTAGCAGCTCCGAAAGTGGAATGTGGACGGGTAATACTTGTAGAAGGCCCGTGGAACGAGGAATTTATTACAGAGGTCTGCGACTTCCCCGCTGCCGCACATGACGAGTTCGTGGACTTGCTGGGTTATGCAACCGATTACCTGTTAAACGACGCGATAGAGATACCGACAGGTATAACAAAAGAGAATCTAGGTTTTATGTAAATCAAAATAATATGCTTAATGAATTTATTCGATGTAATAGCAAACAATTTCAAAGCAGCCATAGGCAAAGACCAGGAGTTTTACAGCCTGCTGGCATCAAAGGACGTTACGCGGGCCCGCGCCCTGATGAATAGCCGTTCGGATGAGGTACTAAAAGCGATAGCCGAATATGATGTGGAAACGCATGGTATCATGAATCGACCACAAAAAAAGGTAACCGACAAAAACGGCAAATTCATACGATGGGAAGACCAATGGAAACTACCTATACCATACCCCGCATATATCAATGAGATAGCATTGGTTATGCTGTTCGGGCGTCCTATCAAATGGAAACAAAAATCGAAGAACACAGATGAGGCTTTCCAATATTACACCGACCTCATTAAAGAAACCCGCTTCGACTCGAAAATGAGACAATGTAAACGGCTTGCCGGGAAAGAAACAGAAAGTGTTTTACTCTTCCATTGCTTCAGGACAGAACTGGGTGAGCGTAAAATGCTGCTTAAAGTGCTGGCTAAAAGTCTGGGCGATGAGATTTACACACGTTTCGACCAGTACGACAGGCTTACCTCGCTTGCATGGGGGTACTACATCCGGGAGAACAACAAAAGCATCTACCATCTGGATATATTCACACCGAAGATTATCTACAGGTGCAAAAAATCAAATATAGGGTGGGAAGTAACCGCAGAAGAAAACCTTTTCGGAAAGATACCGGCTATCTATTTCAGACAGGATAAAGAGCATAAGGGAGTTGAGCCGCTTATAAAGCGTGAAGAACACCTGATGTCGACTGATGCCGATGTCAATGACTATTTTGCATCCCCAGCTGTTGTCGCAAACAAAAGCATTATAGAGAATATGCCCGAGAAACAGGAAGTGGGTAAACTCTATATCAATGACGGCAACGAGGATGGTAAGGGTGACCCATTGTATTACCTGACATGGGATGCAGCATCCGAAGCAAAAGAGAATGAAAAGAAGTCGTTGCAGCAACATATCTTATCTAAGACATTTACCCCTAAGATTGACTGGGAAACAATGTCGGGGCTTTCCGATATGTCGGGTAAAGCATTGGAACAATTATTCCTCCCAGCATATATCAAAGCAGAGAAGAACAAAGAGGTATATTCCGAAATGATAGACAGGGTAGCCAGCCTGTTCCTTGCTGCAATAGGGAATATCCTCGATATTTCATTGAAGGCCCAGTGCAAGCAACTTATTATATCCCATGAGTTCCAGAAACCATTCTCCGACGATATGACCGAATCTATCAAAAACCTCATCGATTCGTATGAGTCGGGCGGTATGTCGAGAGAAACGTTTGTAGAACTGCACCCACTTATCGAGGATTCTGTACAGGAACTGAAACGGTTGATGAAGGAAGATGAAGAAAAAGCAGAACGGGACCGCAATGTGAATGTGCTTGAAGGCTCATACATCTAACGAATGACAGAACAGGAAAAACAAAGGCTTTTCAGGTTACGCATCGATGGTTATACAGAGAATATCCGGCAAGCGTATGAAGATACCATTGATGAAATAATGGATCTGTACCGCCGTGTCGATTTCAACCCGGACAAGCCTTTCGTGTTCAAAGATTATCCAAAGCTCTCAGAGGAATACACGGTTATTCAGCGAAATTTATATAGCCGTATGTATGGAGAGATTAAGAACGGCATTGTAACGGAGTGGATAAATTCAAATGTCGTCACCGATGCCCTGATATCTTCCTATCTCGGAAAAAATGCAAGCGATAAGGTGTTTTCCAAATACTTCAACCGAAATGTTGAGGCGTTGAATGCCCACTTCTCCCGAAACGACAAAGAGGGGTTGAACCTCTCCCAAAGGGTATGGCGCAATACTTCACAGTTCAAGGAAGAAATAGAAATGGCCGTCGATATCGGTCTCCGTGACGGACGATCAGCTGCACAGTTGAGCCGCGATATTCGTAAATACCTCGATGAACCTGATAAACTTTTCAGAAGAGTTAGGAAAGAACACGGCGAATTACATCTGTCGAAACGTGCAAAGGCATATCATCCGGGACAGGGTAACTATCGCAGTAGTGCAAAGAATGCGGCACGGCTGGCACGAACGGAAATAAACACCGCTTATCGTGAAGCGGATGTGCAACGCTGGCAAAGTATGGATTTTGTTCTCGGGTATGAAGTGAAACGTTCTAACAGGTATGATAATTCTTGTAAGGTATGTGAGGCCCTGATGGGGAAATACCCGAAGGAATTTAAGTTTGTTGGCTGGCATCCGCAGTGTTTGTGCTATGCTACTCCTATCCTGAAGCCGAAAGATGAATTTATACAGTTGCAAAAAAAGTTGTTGGCAGGTGATGATATTAGCGATTATAAGAGCGTTAACGAGGTTACGCAGTTGCCGGATAGTTTCACATCGTGGATAAGCCAAAATAACGATAAGCTGATAGCTGCTAAGTCGAAACCGTACTTTATCCGGGATAACTTCAAGGTTGATTCAGAGAAACTGCAATATATTCATGGCACAAATTCAGTCGGAAAAGAACCTTATAAATATTCTGAAAAGTCAGCAAGGAAACTAGGTTACTTTACAAACGGCAAACTGGAAAAAGAATTCAATAATGTTCTTCCTGGCTTTGACCTTAAAGAATTCGATAATGACCTGATGCGAATAAGCAATAAATATGGCATAAATATTACGAAAAAACACCTTAGTGCATATCAGGGAGAAGTGATTTTATCATATGAAGGGGCTGGAGACTTCAGTTTGAAAAGATCCTTTGCTAAGAATATAGCGTATCATGATTTGCTGAAAGTACCGATAGACGCACAGGGCAAAGGATTCTCGAAAGAATTATTCCAATCATTGTATAAACAATATCAGAATGCAGGCATACGAGAGATCCGTGTTACAGCAAATATCGATGTCGGAGGTTATACTTGGGCGAAGTATGGATTTTCTGCGAAAGCGGAATCGTATGATGATATTATGTCGTGGGCGAAGTGGCAACGAAACGATAAGTGCATTACCAAAGATAACTATGAAAGTTTTTCTAAATGGATCGAACCATATAAGGGAAAAGATATACCTATGTGGAAACTGGCCAATATGCCTTACGGTAAAAAATTGTTACTCGGTTCAAACTGGAATGGTGTCATTGACTTGAAAAATGATGTACAGAGGGAAATATTCGAGAAGTATCTAAGATAGATACTTCTCTACTCCTTTATTATATTCGTCCTGTGTCAATCCATATTTTTTTAGCGCCTCATCAATGGGAACGCCTCTACGCAATGCACCATAAACGCCCATTACATTAAGCTCCTGGTCGCTTATTTCATCGCCGAGAAATTCAGCGTGCATTTTGGTTGTTAGTTCTTCGTTCATAGCTTATTTATTTATAGGAAATCCGTCAGGATCGACATAAACGATAATTACATTTACGGGTGTTTCCTTTTGCAAATGGACAAAACGTTCGAGAGTCCAGGCCTCCCCGATAATATGTCATGTATATGGGTGGTGGAACCTTGCACAACCGCCTTTTACTATCGACTCGGAAAGCATTTGATTTTGCTTTTCCATTTGTGCCAAAAATTCCTGCTGTACTTCGGTATAAACTTCATTTACCGTCTTATCTTTTAAATTATCCATATTTCTGGCAATTTTATTATTCATACTATTCAAAACAGCCTTCATGCTTTGATGCGCTTTCCAAAAGGAAATGGTTAAATCTACGGCTGTATCTTCTGTTAAATCAGATTCGCTCATAACTTTACCTCCAAATCTTTTCCAATTAGAGCAAAATACAAGTTTTGTAGTTGATGCAAATTTGAAATTTCCTTTTCAAGGTTACAAGCACCATTCTCGTATTTAATTAATCCACTGTTGATTGATTTATCTAAATAGATTCGAAAATCGTCAAGATGATATACATTATCATAAAATCCTACTTCTCCAAAGCCACATTTTAATAATATCTCTTCGGTGAGAGGAACAGGAGTTATAAGATATATTGGGAATCTATTATTCTTTTCTCCATCTATTGTTTTGAGAAAGATAGATTTCACGCCGGAAATACCCACAACCTTTCTGATATTATCCTCAGCATATACAAGGTCTGGAGCAATAACATAATTACCTATACGAAGCTCAGTTATTTTCATTTCTTACCCCTGTTAGTCTTAGTGCGTTGTAAGGCACCCTGATAGATTATACACTTTTCGTTCTCGTAAAGATACGGAAATTTTGATAAATCAGTATTCCATAGGTCCTGCTTACTTATCCCGATATCGTCCCTGCTGAATACGTCGAATATCGCAGTTTTTGAGCCGAAATAATGATGCTTTGCTTCCTTCGGCTGATTCTTCAATTCTATGTGGAATATTTTACTCATTAGCGGTCGGTTATTTTGATTTCAATTAAATGGCGCTGTTTATGGTTACCATTGAGATAGTCGATAGTGAGCATCGCAATAGCACGCCCCTGTACCGTTTTCATATTCGCCAATCCTTCATAAGTTGTACGCTTTTCCCTGAGTATCTTCACGGCTTCCTGATACCCTTCTTTTACTCCCGCATTCACGTATCGGTTGATAGGTTTATAGTTCAGCCTTTCCTCTATTTTGGCGATGGTGTCCTGTATTTCCTCATCGGTGGGAATATCATATTTTGGATGCAAGATAGACTGAATATCCTTTCCAAGCTGCTCTGGATTTTCGACAGGTTTAAAATCGAACATTTCAGAGTTGACAATAAAGGGCTGGGTGGATCCAATCAGGAAGGCTGTCATATCTCCCGATTCAGTATAATTCTCAATGTAGAAGATAAAGGGCACATCTTTGTCGAAGGGTATACCGTCCAGCTTCATGTCTTTTTTTGATACTCCTACATAATTAGGGGTATTCCACTTGATAAACTGCGGTTCTGAGCCGCCTGTAATAATTCCTGTTTCTTTTGTTTTCATTATTCGAATAAGTTTAATTGTATGACTTGTGGGTTCTTCGGTTTTGAAGGTTTAACCGGTTTTACTTCTTCCGAGATATATTCAAAATCGAAACGGCTTATATGGGCATGCCAATGGCTCAATTCATATTTCCCTGTTTTGTGGTGGGTATGGTATCTGAAAAAGTCGTATGTCCTGTCCAGACGGTGACTGTCTGCTACGTAGGGTGTCTGATCTCCATTAAACCATTTCTGATTATATAGGAAAATATTCTGCAAGCTACTCTCATTTATAGGAATAACGACACCGATAGTCCCTTTTTTATATCCACCTAATAGTTCCCCTGTATATGGGTGGATAATGTCACGGATTAACACCGCTTTCCTACCACCGTCTTTAATTCTAGGTGGGTGTTCGTATCTTTTTGCAGTTAATAGGTAGTGATATGGTTGTAATATCATGGGTAATAGTTTCTGTTCCATAAGATGAGAGTTTATTCATTATCACCCCACAGCTTCTTAGCCAGGTCATAGTTTTTTTGTGCCTCATTGACATCTTTCTTTGCATAGGTAAGGGAGTAAGAATGAAGCCTCTCATATTTCCCACTTTTCAGACCCTGATGATATTCAATTGCTAATTCTAGCTTATGTTCATAATATTCGATGCTCTCGGGCATTGAAAGATTTATATCATTTGCTCTTCTCGCCCAGTAATCAGCTTTACTTTCGTGTTCTTCTGCTTTGTTGCCGTATTCGACAGATTTACCTATTCTAGCCCAATTTCGGTCTATCAGAGCTCTGTGCCTCTTTTCGCTATGGTGACCTATCTTTATGGGCTCTCCGAGGCTTAGAAAGTCACTGCCTTCATTTGATGCTTCGAAATAATCATGGCTCTTTTTTTGTGCAGAGCTGGCCCAGTCCTCATACTTCTCTGATTTTACCCGGGCCCGTTCCTGTGTATTAAAACCGTCGGCACGGATAATGGAATAATAATAGTATCCTTCTTTCTCAAATATCAAATTATAGACGATACTTTCATTTTCTTTTCCGTATTTGGTAGTTACGATGATTTCTTCCCCTTTTTCGTGTTTTTCGGTACATTTAGCTAAGAACACATTTGGTACATATTTATAATAAGTATTCATAATATTTAAGTTTTTAATTTTGGTTTTAATTGTTAATCGAAAAATGATAATAGCGAATAAGTCCCTTTCTTTTTCATCCTTTCCTCAGCGGCCAGACGAATCTCTGTTTCTGCTTTTTCTTTTTCAACATTGGCCAGATGTTCGACTTTTTTAGCCTGCCATGATTGCCAGACGGCACTGTTCTCTTTCTCCAATTTTTGAACATGGGGAATTCCAAAATGCCTATGAAACGGATTGTTGAGGTTTCGGTTCACTCTCCATCCATAATAATAAGTGTCAGGATCCAGTGAATTATGCCATATCACCTCACCATCTACTCCATGCATAAGAAAGTTTACGACAGTCATTAAACAACAGGTGCGGTCTAAGTCCTCAGCTGCATAATAGTTGCCTTGCCCCCCGCCTGCAAAAAAGGCAAGCAGACAGCGACCGCTTCCACATGCCGGGTCGCCTATCAGCGCATTTTTACTTTTCGCTGCCTGACAACCATTCAATATTGCCATCATATCACACATATGCGGTGGAGTGAAGAACTGCGCCCGGTTCTTCTGTTTAAAGCTGTTGACAATAAACATTTCATAGTAAGTACCGAAAAGGTCATACCAGCTCCCGTCAAAAACTTCTCCGTCCATAACCTGAACATATACCTGAAAGAGTTCAAAGAATTTCTTTGTTTCGTCCTGAGTATATCTGTCTTTATGTTGCCACACTTCCGAACCATCGGCACACCATCCAAGAATGATATATTCCAGAAAATGGTCGAATATATCGGATGCATTGTGCATATAGGTAAGCTGCTGGAAAGCCTTGTCGAAATCATTTATCGTTAATCTTTTTGGTGGATGTTGCTTCCTCATTTTTTTTTTACCCGCCACCGTTTATCGACAGCGGGTAAAAAGGTGAATGAACTTTAGTTAGTTATATTTTGATTTTTCCTGATTTAATATCAAGGCATTTCTGTCTCATTCTATCTCTTTCGCTCCGACATTCTTCAAGTGTTTGACGAACGGTGGAAAATAATGCTCCATCAGTATGTCTATAATCATATTGATAATAGGTTTTGCCCCGATACTTGAACGTGGTATAGTTTTCTTTCCCTACTGTGCAAAATGATATACCATTTTGTGATAAACTTTTTACTGTCATAATTGCGTTACATTTAATTTATTATTATTCATCTTCTGATACAGTGAGGTCACCATCACGGTCGAAACCTACAAAACCGTATTTGCCAGAATTCTCATATATTTCTTTTACTTTTTCAGAATCTTTATCATCGAAATGATCAATGATTTTCATTATGTCTAGGTCTATTATTGCTTTTTTCATGATTATTTCTGTTTCAATTTCAAAGGATCTGCTAACTGATTACGTAAACCTACAAGTTCAGCATCGAGGCGATCAATGTGTTCGGCTGATTCACGAAGAATAGTTTTTAAATTAGACAAGAGCATTGTATTATCAAGGAATTTGCCAAGCCCGAGATAAAAGAATGCGCGGTTTTCTGGTACATCTTTTTTATCTATATCAGACTCTCCACATGAAGCTATATTTGTGACAAATTTCTCTAATTGCTCTTCTCTGGATAGCCAGCCAGTCTCACGATATACCGTGAAATCATGGCCAAAATAAAATACCCTTCTGGTGTCTGTAGATTTCTCTTTGTCAATTACAGCAAAAGTTACCATGTTCTTATAAAACTTTGATACACACCATTCCGTAGAGACACCTCTTTTTATGAGCCTTTCAAGACTCTGTATAATCTTTTCTTCATACTGACCCCATTCCTGTATTTTTTTCTCAATAGATTGTTCAATCATCGGTTTAAATGATAATCCCGGTTCTGTGCTATAATATTCATTTGTCCTATCCTGAATATCTTTTTCTGCTTTATCTTTTTCAAGTTGCTTATTTACTTGTTCCAGCTGATGGATTAAGTCGGCTTTATAAGCATTGTCCGCTTCAATCTCGATGCGGGACATATTGCCCTCGAGGTTTATTTCTTCTTTACCTTTCAGTGCTTTTATTTGATTCTGTACTTTGTATATTTCGATAAGTATTTCAAGCTTTGTCATGATTTCTGAAATTTAGTTTATTAAAAGAATAAGGGGGAATCGCTTCCCCCGTTTTATATTAGTTATTTTGTGGATAAAAGCTGACAGACGACAGTCCCGCATCGAGCAAAGTCTTTGCTATCTCGAAAACAAGCTTTTCGTAACCATCCCAGTCGGTGTATTCTATATTTGGTATTTCCCAACTATTCTCAGTGGATTTAACCAGTGTATCTTTCAGATATGGGTGATTGATTATGGCAGGGTTTGCCAAACACACTTCATCGAGGTTAACGATAAGCTGCCGAAGCGTTGTGTCCGGTTCTATCATATTGCAGATTATAACATCTGCGCTACCTTTTTCACTCCACTGGATATTTCTCGATGCATCCAGCATAGCATCATGTTTTGAAAAACATTTGATTGTGTTGCGTGTGGTTCTTAATGCCCAATATTTAATATTCATAATTCTGATATTTAATAGGTTGCTATACTCATTTCCTGACAATAATCCGATACTATGTGATGTACACTTTCTTCGTTAGTCTCGTGTATACATAAATTATTTATAGCATCTTCTGCGATAGCCGTAGCGTTGTAGTAACCCATATCAGGCTCATAGAACTCTTCAAGGTCTTGCCCCTCGAGGTGGGCGACAACCTGCTGTTTCAACTCAGGGGTGTAAAGCCCCCATTTTTCTCCGTGTGATTTTTGATTCTTTTTCATTGCGTTACGAATTAAAAATTATTAAGTGCGTTTTAGATACACACTAAATTAGAATGTTTTATTGAATAAAACAAATTTAACCCTTATAAAATGCAGATTTTGTACAAAAATATTTATTTAAGTGTGTTTTAAGAACGCATTTATAGTTATATTTGTCAAAAACAGAAAATATTTTTGAGTTTATGGATAAGAAACTTTTTACTACACTGAAAGATAAATGCAAAGACATGGGTCTGTCAGAAAGTGCTTTACAGGAAATCGCGAATAGCTATGCCGATGGCCTTACAGAGCAAACCTCAGCAGAGGATTTTGAAAAAGTTGTCAATCGGTGTGTTTCAACTGCTAAGATTATGCAGGGTGAAGCTACACGATGGGCGCAATCGAAAAAGCAAACCACCGACCCGCCTAAGGATGATAAGTCGAAAGGTGGTGGGCAAAGTAATGAGATTCCTGAATGGTATAAGGAGGAACAACGAAAGCAAGCTGAAAGAATGGAAGCTTTGGAAAAAGAAAACAAAGACTACAAAGCTAAACAGACCAAAGCGGAACGTAATGCAGCCATTCAGACTGAGATAACAAAGCTTGGCATTCCCGATTATTTATCAAAGCGTCTTCGTTTCGAGGATGAAACTTCTATCGAAGATGTGACAAAAGAACTTACTGAGTTTAAACAGGACCTCATCACCCAGAAACTCATGCCGGAAGATTCAACAGAATCCCGGACAACATCCGAAGCAGCAACGGAAGAAAGAGGTAAAGCCTTATATGACCAGTATGTTGCCAAAGATACAGCAGAAACGAATAATTAATTAATCAACATTTCAATGAAATTCAGACGTAAATCTTTTGGTGGAACAAGACCTGTTTTTACTGTTCAGCCGATTATGGTTACCGGGGGGTTCAATCTCAACGATGAGGTACAGAAACTTGAACCAAATATGATTGTGCCTGCGGGTACGCTTGCACAGTACGATGAGGAAAACAGAACGGTTGTTGTTCTCAAAACGGCAACAATCAAAGAGATCGATGCAAGCGATGCGAAGATTATCACTTTGGAAAGTGATGAATTCCTTGCACCGATTTTCTGCATAGGTGATAAAGTTGTAAAGACTGTAGCGGGTACATTCGATGATGCTCCGGCCATAAAGAGCATTTCGAATAAGGAAGATGGTTATATCATCACCCTCGACAAGGAAATCACCGGTCTGGCGGTGGAAGATCTCATTATGCAGGTGGTAAAAGACGAATCGGACAATGCGGCGCTAGTCAGCAAAGTCTTCCCTTCTATGGTTATCAAAGACACTACGGTTACAGAGGATGAGGTAAACATCGACGTTACTGTCGATACAGGCGCAGGCGCAGCATACGTGTATCGTATTCCGCCTATTCCTGAGAACTTCAAAGAAGGTAACTTTTTGGCCGACAATCCGAACATCAAGCTGTCACGGTCTTACTAACATAAAACTCTAAACGATTAATGAAAAGTATTTATCAAGATTTTACTTTCCCCGGCAGAGCCATTGACATGGTAAAATCGGCCCAGATAATGTTCGATGAGGCATCGGCAAACGAGAAAGCTCTTTTCGAGAAAACATTTATCGACAGATGGTTCGAAATTCTGCCGCCACAATATGGATTGACAGCTGAGACTATTGTCGGAAAAAGCCACATACGTTTTATGGCTTCCGTAATAGGTAACGATGCTGCGACTCCTTTGCGTCCGACTGAAGGTTTCGACATCTGGTCGGGAGAAATACCACGTATCGGTCATAAGTTCCTCGATACTGCAACAGATATTCGTAAACTGCGTGAGCTGTTTGACAATTCACGTATCAGGGAGGATCAGAAAGTTCGTCAGTTGGAAAAGAGCTTCATCACGAACCTACAGGATGCTTATCTCGGTTGTAAAGATGCTGCATGTAGTATCGTATTGCAGGCATTATCAAACAACGGTATTGCGAATTTCAACTCATTGAATAACGCAGACGGCCGTAAGTATGTTGTCGATTATGCGATGCCTAAAGAAAACAAGAAAACATCGCCTGTACTTTTTATTGATGCTAATAGGGACACTATCGACGTGCTCCAGATTTTGCAGAAAATAAAATTTGAGTACAGGGCAAAAGGTATTGCATTCGGTGAAATGTTGATGGCTCCTGAAGTTTTGTACTGGATTCTTGGTACAACCAAACTGAAACAGGTGATACATGGTAAAGACAAAGTGGATAGCCTCGTAACCGAACAAATGTTCGACAGTACCCTTACGGCTTGGGGATTACCTCCGGTAACTCAGATTGAGAAAAAGAACGCTGTACAGAAGAACGGAAAGCGTAGTCTTATCGACCACTGGAACAAAGACTATATCTGTTTGAAACCAGCCGGACTATTAGGACAAATACAGCCTGCATTCGAAGATAATGAGATTATCGAAGAACCGGACGTAACCTATATGAACGCAGACGGCGGTATTCGTATCGCTAAGTGGCGTGTGGGGGAATCTTCGGGACAGACAGCAGGGGAATATACCCAGGCTTCATGGCGTGCGATTCCAATGATATCAAACATCGATCAGGTAGTTTGTATCAAAATCAGATAATGGGTGTATCGGGTGGGGAAACCCACCCTTTCTTAAAGCGTGACGAATGACGATAAAAGAAGCATTGAACAGTGACCTGTTGGACGTATTGGAAGCAAACGTTATCGAGAAGCTTTTAATCGACCAGGACCTTGATGAGGATAAGCAGTACAATAAAGCAGTCGGCGCATCGAAAGAGTATCAGTTGGCGTATGCTTACGGTATCTGTAAGATAGTCCTTCATCCGAACTGGAGCCAGGGCGATATGTCGCAATCATGGAACAGCAAAGATGATGCACTGAAAATGGCATCCGCCATATTCAACAAATACGGCGTGCAGGATATCACCGGGAAATCTTCTACTATCAGAAGCATAAAAATGTGGTAAATGAAAAGGTTCCATCATCGGCTCTACATCATGAAGGTTACCAAAGGTAGTAAAGGCAAACATGGCTTTGATACAGATGGTAAATCTGAATATGTGTACTACTGCGATTGTTACGAGCAACGGCTGGGTAAAGCTATGGTTTTCGAGCATGAGAATGGAAAATCTACATCATGCCAGTCGAAGGTTTTTCTTCCTCAGGATGTTGTTCTGTTAGAATCGGGAATAACAATACAGATACGTGAAGCAGATGGGGAAACTATCAGGACGCAGGGAAGTGTAAACGGACCTGTAAAGGATGTAAAACATTCCAGATTTTGGGTGTGAATGGGTATAGAGCCGGATTTCAGCAGACGCAGTGTATTACAGCTGCTCGAACAAGAAAGGCTCAGGATGGAAAGAGTTATCATCCGCAACCTGCAATATGTTGGTGAAAATGCCTTAACCATTGCCCGGGATAGCGGTGATTATACCGACCAGACCGGGAACCTTAGAAGTTCGGTGGGCTATCTGGTAGCAATAGACGGCTATGTCGTGGAGACTGGCGGTTTTGATGCTTCGGAGAACTCCGGAACGGATGGGGAAGATGGATCTGACGAAGGTGAAAAGTTTGCACTGGAAACGTTGCAGAAATTTAGCAGGGGCTATGTCCTTATCGTTGTAGCGGGTATGATGTACGCCGAATATGTAGAGAAGAGGCAATACGATGTATTGGCATTTACGGAAGTAGAATCTAAAGCACTGGCAAAGGAATTATTTGAAAGTTTAGCAGCATGAGCAAGACAGTTGACAATATAGACATGATAATAGCTATCCGTGACCTGTGTCATGATATAGCGAAAGATGCCAAAATTGAGATTGATGTTTATCCGCTTTCTTTTCCCGATTCCAACAGGCCCGATGAATTCCTAGTGATTAAAGACTTCCCGATCCGTGACAAAGGGAACGCTGCTTCTTATGGTTCGGTTGAGGTATGCATCTATGCACATAACCTGAGAAAGGAGAAAGACAGTTCAACTCCTAATCTGGAACGGCTAAAAGAACTTACCGATATCTTTTTACCCAAACTCAACGATGGAATAAAACACAGTACCGCCATTACCTCCACCACATCGAGAATAGTCAGGCACAAGGAAATACATTCATTCTATCAGAGCATAATATGCGAAACAATAAATATCACTAATAAAACAAAATTATAATGTCAAAACCAGCAATAGATTATGGTATAGAATACATTTTATTCGGTCCGCATCTTGCAAATGGTGAGTTCCCTGAACCGGGAGCAACTACCGGAATAAAATTGGTAAACCTTATCGTAATGGACTCTTACAATAAAGAAGAGGCTGACGATGAGGAAACTGATATCTACTGGGAAGATGTCGACGGCGTAGGGCTTACCCTTGACGGTAACAAAGGCGCCAAGACTGTCACTTTCCAGAGTAATGACCTGTCCGCAGAACAGTACAATTACTTCAAAGGATATATTTCTGACCCTTCCACAAAATGGACAACTGAAGACCCGGGCTTTACGCTTCCTGCTCAGTATATGGAAATGAAAACGAAAGCTATTGACGAGTTCAAAGCGAGGATTCATCAGTATACACCAGTGAAAGTAAAAGTAAAAGAATCGGGTACGACCGGGAAGAACGGTTTGCCTAATCTGACTTTCGCAGTAAAACGACAGGCTAACAAAGATGAAAACGGTAAACAGATAGGCGGCCACCGCTTCAAAGATATCGTATAATGGCAGGAGCAGAAGATAAAAAGAAAGATGAAAGCAAGCCCCTTTCTGTAAAGGATATGCTAAAGAATCTGGAAGCGGTGAAGGTAGGTATTGAAGCTATCAATACGCCTACCCGTGAATCGAGCCTGTCACTGACTCATCTGAATAATGCCATTTACTGGCTGAAAAAGCACAACTAAACATAAAGCCGGGGTTTTCGGGCTTCGGCTTTTACTACATCGCGGGATGGAGCAGTGGTAGCTCGGCAGGCTCATTACCTGAAGGTCGTCGGTTCGAGTCCGACTCCCGCAACAATTATCATTTGACTTATGGACTTTGAAAGAGTAGAATTAGAAACATACAACGCCCTTGCCGAAAAACCGTACGAGGTTGTTCTCGGTGGAAAGAAAATACTTTTTTACCCACTATCCCTCGAGGACAGGGACGAAATGAGCGTATATGCTTCTTTTTTACCGACAGTCGATGATGAGAAAGAAGATATGCTGGCTGAGGCTATTGCCTGTGGCAAGTACTCCAAAGAAATAGCCAATTTCATAGCGGCCGCATCGAGGCAACGCAGCATACTGCCGACAATAGCACTGAGGGAATGGCACCGTAGAAAAAAGAAGGAACGTGTCTTTAAGCTTTCACTAAAGGAAGCGAGTTCCGGAGAGATTTACAATGCCATTAAAAACATCTGTGAACACATACACCCCGCTTTTTTTTTGGACATTATAATTACCCTGAAAGGGACGAACATGCTGAAACCAACCAAGACCCAAGAGACAAATCAGACAGCCCCTGGACCCTAGAGATGGCAGCTTATAAAGCTTTGCCCGGATGGACCAGAAAACAGATAAGAAGCGAGATAAGCCTGATTAACCTGATGCTGCTACTTAAAGTTATTCCGCCCTACAGAAGCGAAGAAAAGAAGAAAGACGAGGGTAAGGATTCCGACAAGAAGGAAAAAGCGGGAAAAGGCTCGAAAAGCGATATAAGCGAATTTAAACACTGGGAACAATTTAATTTTTAATGTCAGGACTTGGTTTTAGAATTACAGCAGACGACAGGCAGTTCTTGAATACCTTACGGCGTTCGGGCTATGCTATTGATAACTTTTCACGGAAAGCGGTAGACGAGGGTGCCAGGATTGAAGATGTCTTTAAGCGAATCGCTGCGGCTGCAGGCATTACCTTCAGTGCAATTCAATTAAAATCCTTTGTTTCTTCCTTAGTCAAAGTACGCGGTGAGTTCCAGCAGCTCGCTATCGCTTTTGAGGTCATGCTCGGCAGTAAGGAGAAAGCCGACAAGCTGATGGCGCAGATGGTTGATACAGCGGCCAGAACTCCTTTCGACCTTTCGGGTGTTGCCAACGGTGCAAAACAATTACTTGCATACGGTACAGCAGCCGAAGAAGTCAACGACACGCTTATCAGGCTGGGTAACATCGCATCCGGGCTCTCTATCCCATTGAACGATATTGTATATCTCTACGGTACCACACAGACACAAGGACGCCTGTTTACTCAGGATGTCCGCCAGTTTATGGGTCGCGGTATTCCTCTTGTGAAAGAACTTGCCAAAGAACTGGGGAAGACCGAAGAGCAGATAAACAGCATGGTTACCGCCGGACAAATAGGCTTTGATAAAGTCCGCACAGTCATTGAGAAAATGACAAACGAAGGTGGTATGTTCTACCAGCTGATGGAGAAACAGTCTACCTCATGGACGGGGCAGATTGCAAACCTTGAAGATGCGTGGGATATGATGCTTAACGAAATGGGTACGAAGTCCGAAAGCGTTTTCACTACTTCCATCGAACTGGCTACCACTCTTGTAGAGAATTATGAAAAAGTGGGTAAGGTTATCATGGGAATGATAGCTACCTATGGAGCATACAAGACCGCTGTTGCCGTTGCTACAGTAGCGACAAAAGGATGGACTATTGCCCAAATGGCACAATACAATGTTCTCCTTTTACTTGAAAAGGCACAGAAGTTATTGAATGCAACTATGCTTTCAAATCCTTATGTGCTGGCAACGGTGGCTATCGTTAGTCTTGTCGCGGCTGTCTGGGCACTAAGTGATGCAACATCTACTCAGGAACTGGCTCAGGAAAGACTTAATAAAATATTAGAAGATGCAGCACAGAAAAAAGAGAACTTGGAAAATAAGTCAAACCAGCTTATCAGTGTTATAAATTCCGAAACAAAGACTATTTACGATCAGATCATTGCATATAAAAAACTACAGGAGATATATCCAGAGTGGTTGAAAAATATTTCTCTGGTAGAATTTAAGACTTTATCATTACAGGAACAACAAAAACAGCTTGCCAAAGCAATAAATAATATTGAATCAAAGGATGCGACAGACCAACTAAATGCTTTTACATCCTTCGAGAACAAATTAAATAATATTCAGGGTAAAGGGTGGAAAGGAACCGGGGAATATAACCAGCTTATTAGAGATTTGGGTAAACTTTTGGATATGGAAGGTGCATCTGCTCACCTGATAAGAGAAACTTTTACCAAAACATTAGAACTTCTTAAAAAACATAATAAGGAACGGGAAGAAGCAATAAAACAGTCTGAGTTTGAAGCCTTATCGGAAGATGAAAAGAAAAAAATTCTACAAGACCAGCTTGAGGAATTAAAAAAACAAGAATCTGCAATCGATTCAAAAATCAAGGCTACCGGTATCTTCAACAGTGAATTAAATAAAGGTGATACGGTTTTGAAGAACTGGTTCAACAATGAGCATAAAATCAAAAATATGTTTGCCTTGGCTAACCCTGTATTAAAGGGGTGGATAAGTTCACTAAACACCGTTAAGGCACAGATTGAGGATATAAACAATAAATTAAATCCTGCTGCCCAGGTTGTCACCAAAAATAAAGCATACTGGGAAAAACAGAAAAAGGATGCTGAAAATGTCCTAAATGAAATGGACGGCAGCCAGCTTACCAGCAAAGACGGTAAAGCCCAAAGGAAACTGAGGGATGAAGCCGACAAGATGCTTAAAAAGTGGGATTTCTCCGATAAAGTTACAAAGACTGTTGAGAATATCGCACAGAAGAAACTGGAAGCCGAACAAGACCTTATTCGTAGACAGAAAGACCTGAATCACGAACAGGTCAACATGGCACTCGATTTGGAGCATCGCCTTGCCGAAATAAAAGAAAGCAGTTTCAAGAAAGAGACAGAACTGGCACAGATTGAATATCAGGAACAGATTCAGTCGGCCAAAGAGCACATTGATAACCTCATCCGGGAACAACAGGAAATAGAGAAACTGGAATTCATAAAGAAGAACGGTACTGATAAAGGATTCAAGCCGAAAACAAACGCATTTGAGGACCTTTCAGAAGAATTGAAAGCGCATATTATTTCGCTCGATATCATAGCTGGTAAAGAACTTGAAGCAAAGATTAAAGAAATCAATAAGAATATTGCTGCTGCAGTTGCTGAACAGGATGTGGCATTCGCTTCTATCTATGAACAGGAAGTTGACAGTATCAACGTCCACTATATGGAGTTACTAAGACAGGCTGATGGACAGGAAGAATTAATCAATAAGATTATCCGGAACTGGAACAAAGCACTCGATATAGCATCCAAAGGTCGTGATATCCGAACGGTGGATAATGCCGAAGAACTGGCATTACAGGAAAATCAGAACCTTGAATCATTGGGTATGACTGAACTTGTAGAGCAGAAGCGGCTCGAAATCATCCGTAAATACGGTCAGGAACGGTTGGAACTACTGAAAGCGTTAGCTGCTCAGGGTGATGAACAGGCTGCACAGGAAGCTAAGGTATTGGAGAAAAAGCTGGATGGTTTAAAAGCAGTACCGAAAGGTCTGAAAGGATTTGCAGATGAGGCACTTTTCAAGGGAATTGTGAAGGGCTTTATCAGCATGGGCGATTCTGCGGAAGATGCAGAAAAGAAAACTATCAATCTTCTTTCCAATATCAAACAGGGAGCCAGTCAGGTAGTGGCTGTCATTGATGATTTAAAAAGCATGTTCAATGGCTTGAGCGAGGATCTGGATATAGCATTGAATAGCTTGGGTAATATAGCTTCAGGATTTGCGACAGGTGGTCTGGTTGGTGGTACTATGTCTCTGATCAGCGAGGGTATCAATATTTTCAATAAGTCGGCACAGGTAAACAAAGAGCATGAGGATGCCCTGCGTAAATTACTCCTTGCCAAAATCGAACTTCAGCGGACTTACAATAAACTCCTGCTTGAAGAGCAGTTACTATTCAAAGAGGGTAATACGATTTTTGGTACAGACCAGATAGGGCGTGCAAAGAATGCAATAGATGTCTACCGTAAATCTATTGAAGGATTCAAACAGGAAGCAGCCGGAGGATGGGAGCCGAACGAATTATATGAGAAAGCCCTCACTGCAATGGCATCCAAAAAAGGGCTATTTGGTGTGTTTGCAAAAAAACAGCTGAATGATTACAAGGCGAAGCTTGATGCCTATAATAAAGGTTTCGCAGCATTGGCTAATGTGGATATCGTTACAGGTAGCAGAAAATCGGGCTGGGGGCCATGGAAGAAACGGAAAGATGTTTATTCCAGCCTGTTGTCCGTATATCCTCAGATAATAGATGCCGAGGGTAATCTGGATGTTGCCCTGGCACAGACGATAATCAACACTCATAATATGAGCGATGCAAACAGGGCGCTCATACAATCTCTAATTGATTTACAGGAACAGGCGGAAGCTGCAGAGGAAGAATTGAGAAACTACCTGAGCGAAACTTACGGAGTTTTGGGTGATTCACTTGCTGATAGTATTGTGGAAGCATTCGCTACCGGTGAAGATGCGGCGCTCAAATTTCAGGACAGTGTAACCGATATTCTAAATAATCTGGCTAAGCAGATGGTGTATTCATTATTCCTGTCTGATATGTTCTCTAATCTTCAAAAGCAAATAGAGGGAGTTTACAAGGATATGGCAATGGGTGTAATCGATGAAAAGGAATTGTCACGACGTGTAACCAACCTGTTAGGCTCATTCTTTAACGGTCTGGAGGGTAGTATCGGACAGGCCAATGAATTCCTTGAAACCTTCTGGCAAAATGCAGAGGCCAACGGAATAAAACGCCCTGAAGGTTCGGGAAGCAGTGCCGGAGATTCCAAGGGTATACAATCCATATCACAGGATAGTGCGGTGGAACTCATCGGGCAATTCTATGCGGCCAATCAGAAGATAGCGGATATACGTAATATAAATGAGTTTTCCCGTACCCAGCTTATTAGTGTAAGCAATAGCAACAGACAGCTGGTAGAGCTGACAAAAGAAGGACACGACATATTCCGGGAACAGCTGGAGTATCAACGTCAGACAGCACAGAATACAGCTGAGACGGCAAAAATATTAAAAGAAATAGATAAGAGAGGTTTAAGCATCAGGAACTAATGGAAGGAAGGTGGTATATAGACGATGTGGATATTTTCACCCGGTATGGGGTTGGAATTACAGCGGAAGGGATAAACGATTTATTCCTGTTCCCTGCATTGAAGACTCCTTACTTCAACGACTGGCCCGAACAGGACGGCATAGATGCGAACCTCAACGACCCGAAATTACAGAATAAGACGGTCAATATCTCATTTGCATGTGTAAAGGATCCTGACGAGAATGTAGAGAACTTTCTCGCGTTCCTGAATCGTGACGGTTACAGGTCTTTATACATCGCATCCATTGACAGGGTATGGCAACTAAGGGCAGCCACCGAAGCCAGCCGTAGAGTATTCAGAAACGGTCAGCAGTTTACCATCCAGTTTGTTGACGACTTCCCACGCAGCCAGTTCTTCGATACTTTCTATGTGATTGCATCCGAAGAAAAGGAAGTGATACGCAGTGAAGATTTCCACTTTGCATACAAAGCAAGCAATGAAGGTTTCTTCCAGATTAAAGACGGGCACGGGTTCCCGGATATGCCAAAATCATTATACCAGATGGACGGCGTGCGCTTTGATGAGTACGGTATCATCGTGGAACAGGCAAAGGAATCCATTTTCTCAATGCCGGCCATAAAGAAAAACCTCGAGCGTAACCTCAGCAATCAGGATGGCGTAATATACGATATGGGAATGGTACGCTTCGCCAGTAAAGACGTAACGCTGAAATGCTGCTTTTACTGTGATAATCTGTTGCGGTTCTGGAGTAACTATATGGCTTTCTTCACCGATTTGGTTAAGCCGAAAGAACGGAGCCTGTGGGTTAGCTATACTGAGGAAAGTTTTCCCTTCTTCTACAAACAGACAAGCAATTTTAAATTTAGTAAAACCCGGCAATCGATTTCCCTGCGGTTCGATTTGGTATTGACATTTACCAGATTCAGACCGAAGAAGATTGTAAAAGTATTAGGCACTGAAAATGATAGAAAGATTATAATCGAAAATATGGAATCATTAATAGTAGTATAATGAATGAAAACAAATTTAAAATAATAAAAGTATCAGAACTACCCGAAGCAACGGATACGGCAGGTTTTTGGATATTTGGGCAAAAATCTACTGAAAATGCTCTTGTTTCAGTTAAATTCGCATTTGACAATATAAAATCTTTATTTGGTGTTACACAGGAAACGGGAAAATCCAAAACATTGGCTCCTAGTCAGAAGTTGTTTACGGATGAAGTGAATGGTTTAAGTAAAAGCCTAGTCGACCTCTCCACCCCTCTGCAATCCACCCCCAACCTCCTAAACCCTTATTCCCACGGCTGGGACTATATCGCCTATTTCGGATACAACGGCATGACAGTAATACACGCTGATTATAACCAGTCCATTTGCCCGCCGATACCGATAAAAGCTGGTGAAAAGTTGCTGGCATACGGTTTTTCTCCAAGTAGTAAATCATACTTGCTTAGTTATGGGCGGGTAGTATGGTACGATGATACCGATAAGCCTATGTCCTATACCAATTCACCGGAAGTACCTATTGCCCCGGCTAATACAGCTTATTGCCGTGTAGCTTTTGGCGGGCTCACACCCGAAGAGATGAAAGGCAGGTATGTAGCCGTAGTGGAGGCCGATACGGAATTTACCGATGCTGATTTTACCGAGTTTAATCAGGAAAACAAAAACCTGATCATAAAGGAATATAATATTGATAAGGATGCCGTTACCGGAGAGAAGATAAAGGATAAAGAAATTTCAGCCCGAAAACTACAATTCCTGAAAACGGGTAAAAACATATTGGATGAAAGTTTAGCCAGTAAGGTAGTAGGTTACGCATTTGGTAATAATGGCATACCCTATCCGAATGAAAGCTTTTGTTACCTTGAAGATTATTATGATTTCAATGTGGAGCAGATCACTTCTAATTGCGGGTTTATGCTATATGATAAATATAAGAATGCGATACAACTCATATCCTTATCATCCGGCATAGCTACTGTAAAAAAAGAAGACAGCCCGTTTATAGCCTATTACCGCTTAAACTATAAATTGACAGAAACCAATCCGGTTGTAATCGAGGGAACACCCGCAGATTTTGTCAATGAGGTATACAAAACGACTATCCCGTCCTTGGACGTAACAGAGAATAAAGTCGTTGCCGATACTAAGAATATTGCGGGAAGTACTGTTAAAGCATTATTTGAAAGCATTGATTCTAAAATAGGTAACGGTAACAATAGTACAAGTGTTGTTTCATCTTTATTTGCCCTACCTAAAAAAGATTTAACGGTAGCAGTTGTGCATTCCGATGAAAGCGGGATCGGC